ATTTAAAGAGAAGTTTGACAAGAGAAAGTGTTGATAAATTCTTTAACGCATTTTCTCATGGTAAGAAAATTACCACAGTTTCTAGTAGTCCAACATCGGCAACTCTGACATTTGACAGTGAACACCAGTTAGGTGGACTAAGACAATACACAACTCTTAATGGTGGATCTGGACATAGTAATGGAACTTACTATAATGTAAGACTTTTCAACAGCAATGCAGCACCTTCATCTGCCGTTTGGGATGGAGCAACCGCAAATGTTACTGTAAGTGGTGGTGCCGTAACATCAGCAACGATCGTTGAAGGTGGATCTGGATATACTAATGGGGAACAACTTTATTTTGATAGTAGTGTAATTGGAGGTACTCCTCAGGCAAATGTTGTTGTAAACACTGCTGGTATTTCAACAGCAACTGGAAATTATGTTCAAGTTACTGGTATTGGTACAACTGCTGGTGGATATTTTAGAATTACTGATACTTCGAATAAGAGTGCCATTTCCATTGCAAAAACTGCAGGAGATCCATTAATTGTAGCAAATCAATATGCAATTAATATTGGACCAGCAGTAACAATTTCACAAACTGACTATAATTCAACAACTAAAATTGCAACATACCAATCATTAAACTTACCTCACGGATTACTTGCTGGAAATTCATTCAGAATTTTAGATAGCAGCAACAACAATCTTGGTGATTATATTGTTAATAATGTTAATACTCCAAATGAGTTTACTGTTAAAGTTTCCAGTTCGCTTTCAACAGCAAGATGGGCTCTAAAACATGGTATGTCTGCAAACAGTGCAAGTGCAGACAATCTTGGAGAAAATCTTGGTGTAAGATCTATTGGTATCTTTGAAAATGAACTTTTAATTCTGGGTCAAAATGTTACCACAGAAGAACAATTTATTGTTGATCTCCCTGGTGCTGGAATCGGAACAATGTCGAGATTCCCACTTGGTTCTTATATTCAGATTGACAACGAAATTATGAGAGTTAGATCTAGCACTTTAACAGGTGCGGGATCCAATCAAATTCAAGTTATTCGTGGTTCAATGGGAACCATCATTGAACCACATCCTAATGGTTCTTTAATTAAAAAAATCAAACTGACTCCTGTTGAATTCCGTAGACCTTCAATTATTCGTGCATCTGGTCATACCTTCGAATATCTTGGTTATGGTCCTGGTAACTACTCAACTGGTTTACCACAAGTCCAAGTTAAGACTTTGAGTGAGAAAGAAGATTATCTAGCATCTGCACAAGAAACTTCTTGCGGATCTGTTCTATACACTGGTATGAATAGTGATGGAGATTTCTATATTGGAAACGTTAAATATTCTGCACAATCTGGTGAGCAAACAACATTTGATGTACCAACACCAACAATCACTGGCGAAGATCCAAACAGATTGAGTGTTGTATTTGATGAAGTTATCGTTAAGGAAAGAATACTGATTGAAGGTGGAAACTCTGGTCAAATTCTTTCACAATTTGACGGTCCTGTGACCTTCAACGGTGAAGTTAGAATGACGAGAGCGTTAATTCTGAATAATAATCTCAGAGTTTCTGGTGCAGTTGAAGTTAAAGATGATTCAGAATCTACAAGTTGTGCAACAGGAGCACTAATTGTTGCAGGTGGACTTGGAGTTGCAAAGAGACTCAATGTTTGTGGAGACGTTAAGTTCTTCTCTACAACAGATTCCTCATCAGTAACAACAGGATCACTTGTTGCATATGGTGGAGTTGGAATCAGAAAAACACTAGCAGTTGGTGGAGATGTTTATCTGAGAACAAGTAAGAAACTTGTAATTGGTGATTCCCAAGAGTTGAGAATTTTCACTGATGGAACATCAAGTTACATTTCTGAACGTGGAACTGGAACTTTACAAATCTTGTCTAATGGTTTACAAATTAAGAATGCTCTAGGAAATGAAAATCTAATAACTGCGGCAGCAGATGGTGCAGTTAGTTTGTACCATGATAATAACATAAGACTTCAAACAACAACTGCTGGTATAGCAGTTGCTGGTGGAATAACTGGAAGTTCTTTGTCAATTTCCGGATCCGCAACAGTCGGTTCTTTAAGAGTTAATGGAAGTATTGAAGCATCTGGCGATATTAGTGCATTTGTTTCGGATGATAGATTGAAGACTGATAAAGTTATTATCAGTAATGCTCTTGAAAAAGTTTGTTCGTTGAATGGATTTACTTATAAATTCAATGAAACTGCTGGAAAACTTGGATTTGATATGAATGAAACGCATGTTGGTGTTTCTGCACAAGAAGTTCAAGCAGTTCTTCCAGAAGTAACTGCACCTGCCCCAATTAGTAATGAATACATTACAGTTAAGTATGACAAGTTAGTTCCACTACTAATTGAAGCAATTAAAGACTTGAAAAAAGAAATTGAAGAATTGAAATCTAACAAATAAATAAAAATAAAAGTATAAAATGGCTTTACAGGGTTCTGGAACCATAAGTTTCTCTCAAATAGCCGGTGAATTCGGTTTACCTCCTAGGAGAAATTTGGGAGCATACCGAGTTAGTGAAAGTTTTAGTGGACTAGTGAATATGCCACTAGATACTGGTATTCCACAATCTGGTAGAATTAATTTTAGTGATTTTTATAATAAAAAACTCAATATGGTTATTGACTGTTACAGTCAAAGTGGATCTATTCCAGAATCATTTCATTTTGATACTTATGAAGCTTTAAATACTGGTTTACGAGAATGTTGGTTTAGAGTTGATAATCCATCGGTCAGTTCGGCAGATGTATACTTAACCTCTTTTGGTTCTGGTGTTGCGTTAGTTCCAATAAGAATTGTAGTAAATGATAACCCACAAATTTCATCAACCTCATTTGATACAATAATAATTCAACAAGGTGCAGATTCTGGTGTTCCATCAGCAAGTGATATTGTTATTAATTTTAGAGATCCTTTGGATATAACTGTTAGTGCATATATTAGTAGTACACCATTAAAAATTACATTTACTGGATTGAAAAGAGATATAAGATATCTCGACATGGCAAATCAAACTGTAACACTACCAGTTTCTGATGCTTTTGGATCTGTTCAGGGATATCCAAGTCTTGGAAAGGGGTTAGCTTTAAGAGATAGTGCTGGCGATGATTTAAATACTGGAATTACAATTGGAACAGCAACACCAATAAGTGGTAATAATACAAGAGTGTCTAATGGTCCCTTATATCCATTTAAGGCAGATCCCTTATCATGGTCCGGACAATTTAATTCTGGTGGATGGATAGGAAGATATGGAGTTACTCCAATTAATGTATGGGACACTTCAAATAATTATGGTGTAATTAAGGCAAATAATGGTAGTGGAGGACAGTTTATTTGGGTCTACACAATTTCCATACCTACTGATGGAAATTACACTATTAGAAGTATTGCTGATGACACAGCTACTGTACAATTTTTACCAACTAGTTTCCAATTTAATGTTGGATTTTCTGGACTTGTTTATGAAAAAACTGTTGCTTTAAAAGCTGGAACTTATCAAGTAAGAGTTACTTATAATCAGTGTACTACTTGTGGACCTATAAAAACAACGGATCCTATTGGAAACCCAAGTTATTTTGCATTGACAATAGATGCATCAACACAAGTTATCGACGTATCTAGTGCGATTAACAAATGTGGAATGAAATCGAGATACAACAACCTTCCAAGATCTACAAGAGTGATTGGTGGATTTAGAGGAAAACCATCATCTACATCAGGTACAAAAGTTTGGGCAGATGCAAATAACACAATTTACAATGGAACACAAAGGAACGGAACTAGCACAGCAGCATTTAGAACAGGAATTTGGGATCCTGGAACAGAACTTATAGTTAATGTTGGTCCAAATGGAAAAATATATGGTTATGGTGGAAATGGAGGATCTGGTGGTGGATCGTCAAGAGCATCAACTAACGGAGAAAATGGTGGTGCAGCATTCTCGGCACAAACTAGTTGTACTCTCAGAAATTATGGATTGATTTATCAGGGATATGGTGGAGGTGGAGGTGGAGATGGTACAACATTTACTACACAAGTTTGTACAACTAGCACTACTGGTTCTGGAAGACGTAAGAGAACGGTGACAACCTGTGTAAACTACGCTAACTTCTCCGGAGGTGGGGGAGGTGGTGGTGGAACTGGTTTACCATTTGGTGAAGGTGGTGGCGGTGGTCAAGGCGCATATGGTCCATCAGGAGGTAATGGATCAGCAGGATCACCAGGATCTAATTTATCTTCTGGTGGTGCTGGGGGCGCTGGTGGAAGCAGAGCAGGATCGGGTGGTAAGGGTGGCATACTTAACAAATCATCTGGAAATCCTGGAAAAGACTCTGGTGCAAATGGAGCTGCTATTACTTCTGCACCAGGTGTAACAGTAACTGTTCAAAATTTTGGAACTATTACTGGAAGAACTTTGACAGACATCAATACAGATTTATTTGATTAATAATTAGACATCTATCAGAAAGATAAATAACTAGAAAATCCACATAAGATGGCGAATATTAGAAAAGCGTTTAATTTTCGTAATGGTGTTCAAATTGATGATGATAATCTAATTGTAAGTCCCACAGGATTGGTTGGAATTGGAACAACCGTTCCAACAGAACTTCTAGATGTTAGAGGAACTACCAAAGTAGTTGGATTGGTAACAGCATCTCAAATATATACGCCATCATTAACCGCAGTTAATGCCACTATCAACAATCTTACTCTAAGCAGTTCTCTGGTTGGTGGTGGAGTTTCAATTGGAAGTGGAATAATTACAGCATCTTCTTTGAGTGGAGTAGTTACTTATTATGGTGATGGTGGAAGATTATCAAACCTTCCAACTTCTCAGTGGTTAGATGTTGATGTTGGATTAGGATTTACAAGCATATATGCTCAGGGGTTTGTTGGGGTATCGACCAACGATCCAAGATATGCTTTTCAAGTTGGTGGGTCTTTGGCACCTGCTGGCGGATATGACGTAGTAGTCGGAATTGATTCCTTAGGAAATATTTACGCAACAGGTATCATTACAGCATCACAATTTTCTGGAATTGGAAGTAATTTAACTCTATTAAACGCCGACAATATTTCTTCTGGCACAATCAGCACAGATAGAATTCCACAATTACCAAATTCTAAACTACCCCCTAATATTAATGTAAGTGGAGTTATTACAGCATCTAGTGGGTTCTCTGGTAATTTAACTGGAAATGTTGTTGGAATTGCCACAACTGCGACAAATTTAACATCAAATGCAAGAATAAGTATTGAAAGTATTTCAAGTAATTACTCAAATGTAAGCATATCAACAGTAACATCATTATTAAATGTAATTGGGTCTGTTGGAATTGCAACGACAACAACTGCATCAGCACAAAGTGATCTGCACATATCAAAACCTGGAATATCTTCTGCTCAAATTTCATCAAATAATTCCGAATCTTATCTGACTTTAAGTAGAGGACTTAATCAGTCTCTGAATGCTGGTTCGATCAAATATGGAAATCAATCAGGTGTTTATCCATATAGTACTATAAATTCATTTGATATTATAAACTATGATTTAGGAAATGTAAACAGTTATATCCATCTTGGAGTATCGACTGGAATCGGAACTGGATCATTTAATTGGATTTATGGAAAAGATCCTGTAAGTCCACTAATGTCCCTCACATACCAAGGAAATCTTGGATTGGGAAATACTGCACCAACAGTTAAACTTGATGTTGTTGGAAATGCATCAATATCTGGAAATCTGAACGTTCTCAGTGATATTTCAGTAGGATCGAGTATTACGGTTGCAAATCTATATGTAACAGGATCCGCTTCAATCCCTGGAATTACAGCAGGAGGTACAGGTATTGCCACTGGCATTAATGTAACCAGTGGTGTTTCGACAGTTTATGATTTAGAAGTTACTGGTCCACTGTTGTACTTACCATTGGTATCTTCAATAGGTATTGGCACAACTCAACCATCTGGAAATATTCAAGTTGGTATATTGGATGCATCAGTCATAATTGAAGATTTTGGTATCGGTATTGGAACAACATCTATACTTCCATCTATCGGATTGGATGCAAGATCATCAATTGCACTATTTGAGTCTATTGGAGTAGGAACGGTATTCCCTGGTTGTGCAGTTGATTTTTCACTTGCTGGTGTTGGTGTTAACACTGCTGGAAGATTTGTCAGAGTTCCAGTTGTCACTAACGCAACAAAAACAACAATCAATGCAGAAATAGATGATGTAGATGTTCAGGGAGGAATTGTTTTCAATTCTTCAACAAATAACTTTGAAGGATTTGTTGGTGCTGGAAGTAGTTGGGTAAATCTTGGTATCCAAACATCAATAATAAATTCAAATCAGATCAATAACTCTGGAATTGTAACCACTGGACAACTTAGAGTTGGAACAGGTGTAACAGTCAATTCAGGAGTTGTGACTGCTACAAATGGATTTACAAGTGGAATTGGAACAGCAGTTCAAATTACAACTGTCGGAAATCAATTGGTATTTACAGTTCCTGGTGTAGGTACAACTTCTCTAACACTTTACTAAGACTTGACAAACTACTGAAACATCGCTAGAATTGCTTTGTTAGCGTTGAAGATGATAATATAAGATGACTCAAGTATTAGAGAGTAAGTTATTCTCAGTAACAATCTTTAAGACTCAAGTTCCAGATAATGATTACTTAAAGAGTGAATTGGTTCCAAAAATAACCCATAACTCTCAATATCTTGAAATACCTGAGGATTGGACTACTGATAGAGTTAAAACATCATATTTGAAAGAACCAGAAGGATTAGAATTACTAAACAATGGTTCTGAATATCAATCTTTATTATTTGAAAAATATAATATTTGTTTTAGTAATATTTTTGATAGACAATATGAGATGATGATTGATGAAATTTGGTATAATTTTTATAGTAATGGAGAATATCAAGAAGAACATGACCATCTAGGTGATGCGTTTTCTCCATCTCATTTTTCTTGTATTCATTTTTTATCTTTTGATCCAGAACAACATAAATTTCCACAATTTAGAGATCCAATATCTCAACTCAGAGTTTTAAGTTTAGAGTTAGATCGAAATAATTGTGGAGAGATATATGAACCAAACATAAAAGAGGGAGATTTGTTGATGTTTCCTTCTTACTTGAAACATCGAGTTCCAGCAGGAAAACCAACAGAATACCCAAGAATTACTATATCATTCAATATAAAAATGCTTAAGTATGATTAACATAATTGATAGATTTTTGTCAAAAGAAGAATTTGATTATATTCTTAATTATTCTGAACAAGCTCCATATCATTACGGAGAAATAGATAAGAAAGATGCTTTACCAACTGGTATGGTTCATCTTGTCCCTAAAAGAGAAATGGTGTATCAGTTATTTGAATCAAAAACTAAATCTTTATTTCCAGATCTCGTTTTAAATGAAATTTATATAAACTGTTTTGCTCCATCAGAAAAACCATATTTTCATACAGATTGGATTAATGGTGTAACATGTCTCTATTATCCAAATCAAAAATGGGAATTAGATGATGGTGGAGAAACTCAATTTTTTATTGATGGTGAAATTCGTGGGGTATGCCCAATTCCGAATCGTTTAGTTTATTTTGATGCTAATATATTACATAAAGCAACAACATTTCGTAACAGGCATAGATTCACTGTGGCAATTAAGTATGGAGTTTAATTCATGAAATTTACAATGGCGATTGGTAATCCTCCATATGGTGTTGGTGGCAATCTTGCAATCAAGTTTCTAAACAAAACATCAGAGATTACTGATGATATTCGGTTTGTGTTGCCAACATCTGTACGTAAACCATCATCATTGAATAAAATTTCTCCTAATCTTCATTGTACTTTTGATGTGGATTGTGATTCGAAATCATTTCCTGGTGGTATTAGTACTGTTTATCAGAGATGGGAACTTAAAAATAATAAGAGAGAAAAAATTGAATTATTAAAAACTCATCCAGATTTTGAATTTTTATCTTACGATAAGAGGTTTGATGCTGATGTATTTGTTGGTGAGTATGGTTGTGGACCCAGTGGTAGAGTAAAAACTGAAAACTTCACACATTATGCAAAAGGACATCATTTCTTGAAAGTTCGTTCACCAGAGGTGATACAAAATCTCGTCGAGTTTGCGCCCGTGTTCAGAGAGGTTGCAAATCAGTGCAATGGGAGGTATCATTTTGGCAAGAATGATCTGATCTCGACGTATATTAAGTGTCTAAAAGAAAAAAATGGCAAAGAATAAACATAATCAAGATGTTGGATCAAGTATTGAAAGATCTGACGAGAGAATCAAGGAAACACAAGAAGTTTTTACACCAATGGAACTTGTTGAAAGTATGATTGATGATATTCCAGAACATCTTCTTCGAGATCCAAAAAGTACATTTATTGATAACTCAGCAGGATCTGGAAATTTTTTAGTAGGATTAAAAAATCGTTTATTAAAATATCACAGTGAAGATCATATTCTTGATTATATGCTTTACGCTGTTGAGATGATGGAAGATAATCATAAAGAGTTGTGTCAACGTATCGGTGTTTCCGTTACACATCCCCATTACGTCTGTGCGAATGCGTTAGAATACGATTACTCATTTGGAGATCCAGTGGGGGTAGAACAGTTCTTCTAGTGGCACAAGGGGTTCCGTTGGACCCCTCTTTCTGCTATAATAGTCCCATACGCGATGAGACCTGTGATTCAACTCCGACCTCACCAACAACGTGCTCTGGATGCCCTTGCCAAGTACCTGAAAGGGCAAGTGATTATCCCCACTGGCGGCGGCAAGACTAATGTTGCTATCTTTGATGCTATTCGTGAGTTTCTTAAGAATATTCCCCAGACTATCGTGGTCGTGGCACCGCGCATCCTCCTGGCAGAGCAATTGTCCAGTGAGTTCTTGGAGTTCATCACCAATGCTTCTGTGCTGCACGTTCACAGTGGTGAAACTCATCACCAGAGCACCACTCGCCCGAATGAGATTCGTAACTGGGTGGATCAGACTCGTGGTAACAAACTGATCTTCACCACCTACAACTCTCTGCAACGCCTGCAACAGGCAGACGTTCACGTCAATACCATTTACTTCGATGAAGCACACAACTCTGTCCAGCGCCATTTCTTCCCTGCCACCGAGCATTTCGCTTCTACTGCTGACCGCTGCTATTTCTTCACTGCTACTCCTAAGCATTCTGCTACTATTTCCAAACCTGGGATGAACGACGCTGCCGTTTATGGCAACGTGATCTGCAACGTACCTGCTCCTGAACTGGTAGAAGGTGGTTTCATTGTTCCTCCTAAGGTTGTTGTGCAGCAGTTTGAGATGCTCTCTAAGGGTCAGATTGTTGCTGATGTTGACTGTGAGAACCTGATTGCTACCATCGATGCTCAGGAAGTGGAGAAGGTTCTGATTTGTGCAAAAGCAACCAAACAGATTCAGAATCTGGTTTCTCAAACTGATTTCTGCACTCAACTGGAAGATCGTGGTTTCTCTTGGATGTATATCACCAGCAAGACTGGCGCTATCATCGATGGGCAGAAGGTCAACCGTGAGGTGTTTTTTGATACTCTCAGTGCTTGGGGTAAGGATGACTCTAAGAAGTTTGTGGTTCTTCATCACAGCATTCTTTCTGAGGGAATCAATGTTTCTGGTCTGGAAGCAGTTCTCTTTATGCGTTCGATGGATTACATTGGCGTCTCCCAAACCATCGGTCGTGTGATTCGCCTCCACCAGAGCGACGCAGCGGCACTCAGGAGCGGCGCTATTGCCCCTGGAAACCTTTCCGAGTATACTAAGTCCTTTGGGTTGGTTTGCATCCCTGTCTACTCTTCTGTGGGCATCAGCACCGCTAAGAAGGTGCAAGCGGTGGTGGACACCGTGTTCAACCAAGGTCAACCTGCCATTTCTATTGTAAAGCGATGATTGATTTCAACACCTTTGAATTGGATCGATTTTCCAAACTTCTCAGCACAATTAAAGACTACACGAAGGATAATCTTCGGTTTCCAAAAGCAGGTGAACTTGTGGAAAAAGCACTTGCAGAATACAGCAATGGATTACTTACACGAGTTAATCTTCCTGGTATTGATTTGATTGGTCCTGACAAAAAGACTTATGAATCAAAGGTGACTCAGTTTCAAAATAAATCTGAGATGGCAGTGAGAAAGGTAATTCTAAAAAATCGCCGTAAGTCAGGAAACTATACAGACAAACTTGCCGATTATTTCATTATTACCGATGTAAAAAAAGGTAAAATGTGCTGTATTCCATCATCAAGATTTTATAAAATCAAAGACAATGGTTCTACTGTAACAGCACACGCCGATCCAGAACTTTCCGATTTCTTTTTGACAGGGTATAATGATAACAAAGAGACTCGGAATTATTTTGATGAGTCTGATGATTTTGATTTGAGGTTTATTAGGTCAATATGAATCAACTGTTTCAAGGCGATTGTTTAGAGATTATGTCCACACTTCCTGATGGTTGTGTCGATATGGTTTTTGCAGACCTTCCTTATGGAACCACCCAGAATGAATGGGATTGTTTGATTCCATTTGATCAACTGTGGGAACAGTATCATCGTGTGGTGAAGGAAAATGGTGCAATTGTACTCACTGCTCAACCACCCTTTGATAAAGTGCTTGCCTGTTCTAATCTGAAATACTTCAAGTATGAATGGATTTGGGAAAAGAACAAGGCAACTGGACATCTTAATGCAAAGAAGATGCCTATGAAAGCGCACGAAAATGTGCTGGTGTTTTATCGTAAGTTGCCAACATACAACCCCCAAATGACACAAGGGCATAAACCGATGAACGCGGTGCTGCCCAAGGACCAGTTGCCCCCTCCCGACAGAAAACGCAATTATAACCATGTTGAGAAGCGTCTGGGCAATCCTGGTGGTTCAACTACAAGATATCCCCGTGATGTACTGCAATTTCCTGTCATCAACAACGATGATCCCTTGAAGTTCCATCCAACACAGAAACCTGTGCCTCTAATTGAGTATTTTATCAAGACATACAGCAATGAAGGTGATGTTATCCTAGATAACTGTATGGGTTCAGGATCAACAATCATTGCCTGCAAGAATATTAACCGTCAATACATTGGAATTGAGAACGATCCAGAGTATTTTGAAAAGGCACGGGAGTGGGTGGGATCCTACGATAAAATTGACCCCTTTGTGACAGATGAGGAAGTGGCACAGTCCGCTCTGAATCCGTTGCTCTCTGCATTAAAATAACTAGGTAATCAGGAGAAATCCAATGCGCTGCAAAGTTCAACTCTATGTTGCTGGTAAGGTCTTTGATGAGATCGTTGAAGCAAAAGATTATAATGATGCCAAGCGTACTGCAATTGCTCGCAATCCAACTGCAAAAGTGATTGGTGTAACTGCGGTATTCGGATGACTGAGAAGTTTTTAAAACCTTTCATTCCCCGTCCTGGTGTCTTAGATCCTAAACCAGGAGATCCACAAGGATATGTAACAAAGGATGGAATGTGGGCAGCAGTTCCTTTCGGAAAAAAGTTTGTCATTATACATAAAGGGCAGCAAGTTCACGTTGCTAACAACTACAAAGCAGCAAGAACTTATATTTCGAAAGAAATCAAAGCAGCAAAAAATGCAACCACAACACTAGAAAAGTTTCTATGAAACTCATACCAATTTTTCTACTTGCTCTACTTCCAATACCAGCACAAGCAATCACTTGGAAAGAGTTTTGGGAACCATTTACCTATGAAAGACCGTATTATAGAGAATATATTTTAATGTGTAGGGAACGCATTGTTCATGAAGAATATGTTCCTGGTAATCGGTGGAGATCTGGTTATGTTAGGAGGTGGACAGAAGTTGTAAGAGTGCCTTGTGACCCTTATTAAATAGTACAACTACAACAAAAATTATGGACAAAGCAGAAAAACGACACCGTGCTCTGGGACTTTTTGTAGAGAGTGTTTTAAAACCAGATCACGAACTTAGACAGTGTGCCCATAATCAAGAATGTTACAATGAACTCCTTGAATGGAGGGAAGAAGTGTTAGAGTATTTAAACTCCCGCAGATCTCAGGAGTTTGGGCAATGACTTCTTATTACATATGGATATTACTCTTTGCAGTGGTCGCTTATCTGATTGTAACAGATAATAGCGTTGCCGCTGCTTTTTATTATATTTCAAAGTTAGCAAAATCTAACTTTGAAAAGCAAAAATGGTGGTTAATGAACAATCCACGCAATCCTGTGGTAAAATATATGATGTGGCGTCGTTCTATGAAACTTGCACAAGAGTTAATGAACGAATACGAAAATAAATAACACATACTTGGAGTAGGTTATGCTATCAACCCAGTATCGTCTTCGTTTAGAAGCAATCTGTGAAAAGATCGTGCTTCACGAGGAGGTCAGTTTAGAAGATATGATCTGGGCAGAGAAACTTGCGAAATCAAATCGCTCTGCTGCAACTATTCTTCGTCAGGCAAGGAGAAAAGCGGAGAATCCTGATATGCAGGAGGGTGATCTTGATGATTTTATGAATCAACTTGATCTTGGTGGATTAGGTCACGAACGCTTTGGTAAGCGTGGATTTGATAGTGTTGACGATATGATCGACTGGTGGACGGAAGATAAACCAGAAGATTGGAGACAGCGTGACTGATGACATACGAAGAGTTCATCCACAAAGGCACCGAGTTCTATATGGAAATGGTGCGTCTTGTTGACGTTAAACTCAAATATCGTATGGAATTCACAGATCAAGAGACGGAAATAAAAGATCATATTATGGAGTTTCAGCATCAGGTCAAGTTGAATGAGTTGAGAGACAAGTTTGAGAAGTGCCTGGACATTGACAATGCTTGACAAATCACCTATAATACCCCTACATAAATCTTTCATCATGAACTACAAACCATACTCAATGGAATGGAGTAGACGGCGGTATCTTGCCGAAGCAATTCAACAGTATTTTGATACTGATGCATCTTTGGATGTGGTGTTGGATGATATTGCGAGTGTATTGGAAGAAAATGTAGAGCACCATAAGACTCGTGCAGAACGTTTTCAGAAAGTTTTAGATGGGTTAAAATCATTACCTTACTGATATGAGTGAAAGATCGCAACAGTTTATGAATTCCGTTTGGGATGCCAGGAATTCGGGTGCAGACACGGAAGAAAAGTTAGTTTCTGAGATTCTTAAATCGGTAGCAGAAAAAGTGCAGGCATACAGTGCTCAAGACGGCAGAGTTGTGTTGGATAGAAATGATTTACTACAACTTGCGGAGGAATTGGTACAATGAGTTTGATTGATTTTAAGTACCGTAAATTTTTGATCAAATACAATTATCGTGAAGACTTTGGACATGAATGGTATGTTCAAATTCTAAACATTAAGCGTTGGAGTTTACTGCAATCATCTGTAAGTTGGAATGATTATCCATCTTGGCCATATTTGCAAATCAAGTCTGGATCTGGTGATGTTTTGAGTATTCTTTTCTGGGCATATAAGTTTGGATTTGATATTGATTTTATTTCCAGAACTTGGAGTTGGGACCATTTGGGGGGGTTAGATGAAGACGAAACTGAACTGGTTTGAGTATTACTTTGGACACTGCCTTCAAACTGGTTGGAGAGAGATCTGGAACAACTTCAAGATGTGGCGTGATCTTATCAGTGGAAACTATGGTGATTATGCTCTACTGAAAAACGACGACCCATATGAAGAATGTTATCATTGGTTCTGGTGTAGCATCAATATGGATGAAACTTATCCAAAAGAGTTTCTTGAATATTTGATGGAAATGTGTGATAGGATTGATAGGGGTGAAGAAAAGGTATATCCACTTGATGAAGATTTTTTTGATAGAATAAAAGACCTTGTTGGAGATATGGAGTTAAATGATGAAGACTTTACCTGATGATGAAGAACTAGAATTGATGTGGCGGGTGGCGGTCACGTCCAGTATATCAACTGGCATAGGGGTCCACAAGCATTACGCCTGGGCGTTGTATAATTACCTTACAGACAAGAAATTTCCTGGACTTTACAATGAACCTCAAGGAGAAGAAGGCACTACTCAAGAAACTTGAAAATGCCTACAATACTTGCTTTGATTGTGGACAAAAGTATGGAGTTTATTCCGTAGGTTGCTCCTCTGTTTATGAAGCAAAGTGTGGTGTATGTGGTGAGATCAAACGTATCACCGAAACACGTGATTTTGCTTACTTTGTAACTGGTATTCGTAAACTCAAACTAGAAATTCAAAATGAGAAAAATCAAAGTAAAACCAATAAGCAGCAAGGCAAAGAACCGTCTTGCTAACCTTATGGACAACAATCCTATTTGTATTGTAGAGCAGGATACTGGCGGTGAGTTATTCTTGGCATCAGAAAACCGCAAATACTTTTTCTGGATGAGTACTCGCACTGGTAGCAATCGCTTCGGAGACAAATGCGACAAAAACTGGGAAATTGATGTAGGTTTTGCGGAGTAAAAATGAAACCAAATTTTCGTAAAGTTCTTGAAATGGCACTTGAAGAAGGTGTTCGTTATGGTTATAATCGTGCTCACAAACATGTTGAGAATCCTCATGAGGATGCTGTTGTTGATTGTGTAGTTGAAGGTGCAATGAATTCCATCTATGAATGGTTTGAATTTGAGGAAGAAAAATGTCTCTAATTGATACTTTAGAATACTTCATTGATGATACCAGAGCACGTCTATCTGATATTGAATGGGAAATCCGTGAAGAAACTAACTATGATGATGAAGGACATCAAGAACGAATGGATCAATTCTGTGAAGAATATGATGAGATTGAAGTAAGATTAGAAGATCTACAAAAGATCAAATCTATTATTGAAATCATGGAGATTGATGAATGACTTACGACGAACTCTACGGTTACATCATCAAGTATGTTGCAGATCCACATACTACCATCACAGAGCACGATCATCGTCGCACTTGTTTGATCCTTGGTGCATTTATGGAGTTTATTCTTGACTGCCAAGATGAAGGTGTGGATGTGAATAAGATTGATATTACTGACTATGTGAATGAGAAACTTGATGAGTTGGAGGAAACCAAATGAGATTTCGTAACATAGAGTTCCGTTGGAGTAAATGTAACAGCAAGTATGAACTTGTCAAGTGGCATCAAAACACAAATAGTGAAACTTGTTATGTGATTGCTTTCTTTGATAAGGACAAAGAGGGTTATGATATGAGAACTATATCTTCAAGATTTTTTGAAGATAAAGACGCATTCGTAGTAGGAAAATACGCAATTGAGTTTCTCAACGAAACTTTTGAAATTGAAAGACACGAAGAGGAACTTAAATAAATAAAGATGCTTATGTGTGTCGCAACCAGAAGCAAAAATTAGGTGCTTTCGGGCACCTTTTCTTATATAAATAGTATTGCGACACAACATAAAGCAGAACTATGGAAACTCCAAAAGAGTATTACTATACCTATTATTCTTATGAAGAATGGGGTAGAGGATATTTTGGTAGCAGAGGTTGTAAATGCTTACCAGAAGAAGATATAAACTATTTTGGTTCTTTCTACGATAAAACATTCAAACCAACTCAAAAAATAATACTCAAAAGTGATTATGCTACAAGAGAAGAAGCATATGCTGATGAGATTATTTTACAACAATACTACAAAGTAGCAGAAAATCCACATTTTGCTAATAGAGCATATCAAACTTCTACAAAGTTTTATGTTTCAAAAGAACAAGCAAAAAAAGGAGATAAAACAAGAAAAAAACTTGGATTGGGATTATATGCTCTTACAGAAGAACAACTAAATCAAAGATGTAAGAAAAGTTTGGAAACAAGAAAAAAACTTGGTTTAGGTATTTTTGGATTTACACCAGAACAACGACACGAAAATGCTAAAAATGCGGCAAAATATGGTGGAAAAAAAGCAAAAGAACTTGGAGTAGGTATTCACGGATTTAGTAAAGAACAAAGAGTAGAAGTTGCTAGGAAAAGTGGATATAAAACAAAAGAACTTGGAATAGGTATTCACGGATTATCAAAAGAAGAAAGAATTGAAAATGCTAAAAATGCTGGAAAATTGGGTGGAAAGGTTGCTGGAAATCAAAAATGGATGTGTGAAGAAACTGGTTTCATTTCTAATGCTGGTGGATTATCAAAATATCAAAAAGCAAAAAGTATTGATACTTCTAAAAGAGTTAGAGTATCATAAGGACACTTGAATAACTGGTACAGGGCATCTCCACAGGTGCCATTTTTGCCTTATACTGACTTCATACACAACAAACCGATGAAACTCTTTCAATACGATAAAAAAGTTTGGGATGATGGTCAAACATCTCATACTTGGCAGTTTGGTATCATCAACAATCGTTCATTCCTATGGGTGAATTATGAAAATCCTACTGCTCATCATTGGTCTTCTGGTGGATTTCACGTCACACTTTCTTTTCTTGCCAGTTCTTTTTTTGGTGTAGAACTTAATAACGATAAACAATCTCTTGCTTTTGAATTTTTCACCGAATACTTTGAGGGGTGGGATGAAGAAGAATGAAATACCCACAATCAGTAAATAAATCTATCCTCATTAGAGAAGTGTATGAAGACACTTATGAAAACCCATATGACTATATTGTAGATACTATGATTTGGGAAAATCGTGTTGATGAACTTCATACTATTTGGCATAAAGGTAAAGACCCACGAAAGGTAGAAAAGGGATGGGATGACTGATGTTTATCTTCAAAGGGGTTTATGAAGAACCAATTGAAAAAGCAATCCAAAAAATCATCTCTTATAATGGTTGTATTCCATCCAAAGACCTCAACGAGTATCAGTATCAAACCTATCTCAAAGTAGCAACACCATACGAACTGGAAAAAGACATTATCACTGAAAAGACGATGCTTAAAGTAAATGATGAATAAGGACGCATACTACGACTGGATTGCCGAAAACGACACTTATCCAGAACATTCTCATAAGTGGATTGTCGCACTTTATAACAAATATGAAGGTGTAGAGGGACTTCACAGATACTTTGGAGTTTTTGAAACCAAAGAAGAAGCAAAAGTATTCGCAGCAAATTACAGAGAAAAATATACAAAACCAGGATTTATTTCAAGTGTAAGAGTGTTTCCATTATGTGAAATAGTGAAGGACACTTTCTAAACTGGCACAAGACCTCACCACAGACCCTGTGAGTGCCTTATAATACTCTCATACACACAGACACCTGATGATTAACACAGCATACCAAATCTGGGAAACATTCAAGGCAGGTCTTAAAGATGAACCCACAGAGGATATGAAACAAGCATTAGCATCTTCTATTCGTGTGATTTCTTCTATCATTCATAGAGATGGAGTTCTTGCAAATGAACCTTGGCTTACTCATACTGCTCAAGAACTAAATGAGATTGCTGATGATGTGGAGGCACTCTAATGATTTTAGATGAAGAAATCCGTGAACTTGCTAACACCTATGGGTTTGATAGACACATATGTAAAACAACAAACGACATTTACTGGGAATGTGATGAAGAAGACATCTTGAAGTTTGCCCGAGAACTTTATAATGAGGGTTATACTAAAGGTTTCAAAGTAGGGCACGATGCTGGTTGGGAATTAAATGAAGAAGTATCACGCAGAGGATTATGACTGAACGAGCACAAAGGATTATGCAAGCATTTTATCTCACTTTCGCAGATAAAAGACAAGATTTTATTATTGAAAAACTTAATGATGATGCGATTGCTAATGTTCTCCGTGAGGTAATCAACCAACTCCAACAAGGAACTATCGTTGGTTCTGTGATTACTTGTTATGATATGTTAGAATTGTGTGAGGAATTGGAGTCACTATGAAACTCTACCGATACAAGAAAGACGGACACCTTTATACTCTCTATGAGCAGTTAAGACCATTCTATAATCTTGTAGCAGTTCCTTATTTCTCAAATCAAGGTATTCTTGCTAAAAGTAAGAGGAGTATTTCTATGGATGATTTTGTGGTGGTTGCTGAACGATGACTGACAAAGAATGGGAAACCTCACTCAAAAGTATGAATGAGGGTGTGAAGAAGTGGGTGAATGAAGAAATTGATAAAATCAAGTATAATATCATTAAAGACATTATTAATGGAGAATTGAATGAGAAACTTTGATGGAATTGATTGGGCAGTTTTGTCTGTATTTTTTATTGTAATCGTTGCTGGTGCTATCATCACTTATGATGCCCAACAACAACGAGCACTCTTTCAACAAACATACAATAAGAACTTGGAGTGTCGTCAAGCACTCAAAGACCAAACAGTAGGAAGAGTGAATGAGATTTGTGGTGCTGTTCCTGTGATTGGAGATTTTGTGAAATGATTGAACCAGGACTTATTATTCCTTTTATACTTGGTATTCCAACGATTGCTACTGTGATATTCTTTCTTGGTTTCAATATCGGTGGATATAATGGTATGAGTGTAGGAAAGGATGCTGGTATTGTGTATTGTATGGAACAACCAAAGGAATGTAAAATACAGTATGATTACCTGAAACTTCAAGAGAACCAGAAATGAACCAAATACTTGAAGGTTGGAAAATGGTTCTCAAAGATTATCGGCACTGGAAAATGATAATCAAATATCCTTATGATGCTTTTGATTGTGCTGTTTTCTTTGGTAATCTTGCTGAACCACCAAACTCACTTGATGATTGGATAAAGGAAATGAGAGAAATGACCGAAGATGAAAGAGTGATGTTTGATAATCTCTGGGAACTTTATGATGGTGTTGAGGAACGAATGGAAGAAACGGATAAGTTGCTTGAAGAAGTTGATGAGGTATTGAAAATGAACCATTATTATAATGACTATCCAAAAGAGCCTATTGGTGGTGGTAATCCTTATTACTGCTGTTCTTATTGTAAGATAAGTGACCCACAAATCAACGGAGAACTTAAAAATCATACAGAATGGTGTGAGTATCGTATTCAAAAGGAGCTTGGAAAATGATTGAACTTCGTATCGTTGAGAATGAACTGGGGATGAAACCAGATATTCAGTATCGTCATCATATGCTTAGAGTTGATGCAAATGGAGCATTATGCCCACCTCCATATGAGTATGTGTGGAGTGAATGGAAAACTGCTCCTTATGTAA